AATACCAACCAGACTCCCAACTGGACACCGATTTCGACTTGAGGTGAATCATGACTGTTAACCGCACAACCCTTTTAGATCTTCCCCTCCCGGTCACGGGTACGGAGTCGGGTACTTGGGGCGATACGACCAACAATGGTTTAACGCAATATCTTGATATTGCGATTGCGGGGTCGCTGGTATTAAGCGCAGACTCTGACACAACGCTATCGTCTACCGAGGGAGATTCATCGGCAACGAATATCGGCGGGACCACAGCGCAATATGCTGTATTAAGGTGTACAGGGGCTAGAACAGCCACTCGTAATATCAACGCACCAGCATGGACCATCAGTGGCGGTACGCTTACCAACTACAGCAAGATCTACATCGTTGTTAACGAAACAACGGGTAGCCAAAATATTGTTCTTCGTGCAACCAATTCAGCAACACCAACTTACACAACAGGGGTAACGATTGTTCCCGGTGAAAGAGCGGTGTGCGCTTGGAACGGTTCTGATTTCGTCAAGGTTGGCGGCGCGGCTGGTGGGTCAAATACACAAGTTCAGTACAACAACAATGGCGTGTTTGGTGGAGTTTCAGGAGCTACGACAAACGGCACTGCCATTACGTTTAGTACGACGAATTTAAAGCTTCAAGGATCTAGCACTGGGGTTTCGTCATTTGCTTCAGCTAATTCAAGTGCCTCTGATTACACCTATACTTTCCCAGCAGCAAACACAACAATCCCTGTTGCTACGCAGACCTTAACGTTTTCTGGGCCAACGGCAGCGCGGACAATTACGCTACCTGATGCAAATTTCACAGCAGCAAGAACCGACGCAGCACAAACTTTTACGGGTGTACAGACGTTTAGCAGCAACCCTATATTAAGTGGCGGCACAGCCAACGGGGTTCTGTATCTCAACGGCTCTAGTGTGGCGACAAGCGGTAGTGCGCTGACGTTTGATGGGACTACTTTTGCGGTTACGAACGCCTCTGCGTCTAATGCGTTTTTCGCATCGAAATCTGCTGATGGGAATGTTGCGTTTTTTAGACGAATTAATGGCACTTACAACCCAGGAATGTTTATCAGTCTGAGTGATACGATCAACAACGAAATCATCTTTAACAGCACATACTCATCCGGTAATGCCCCTTCGTATGTTTGGCAGCAAGCTGGAACCGAGCGCATGCGCCTCGACTCCACAGGGCTGGGGATTGGGACGACCAGCCCATCCTATCAACTTGATACCTCTGGTACGGCATCTACCGCAGCAAACAGTTCTGCCACGGGGTCGTCGACTCGCTTCCGCAACATATACACACGAAGCAGATCAAACTCCGCAGGCATCAGCGGTGATCTGTACGCCGATCAGTTGTTTCATGTCAGCGGCGGTGCAAATTTTGAGATCTACAACGCTGATAACTATGCGCTGGTCTTTGGCACTAACGCCACCGAACGCGCCCGCATCACGAGCGGTGGGGATTTGCAGATTTCATCTGGAGGTAGTTTCCAGGTTGGTGGAACTGCTGCCAGAGCAACCACAGCTGGTACAAACCGAGTTGACATTTTCAACGGCACAGCTCCCGTAGGTACGCTTACGAATGGCATAAGTCTTTATTCGTCTAGCGGTGAAGCCTATGTGATGGATGCGGCTGGTAACGCCACGCTGTTCTCGCCACACGATGCTGAAACAAACGAGTGGGTTTTCAAGTCTAAACACACACCAACGGGCAAAGTATTAAAGATTGATGTAGAAAAACTCTTACGCTTTGTGAACGATCACTTTGGCCTTGATGCTGTTCATGAATTTATTGAAAGCTAACTTTGTAAAGGAACCCAACCATGACTACGTTTAACTGGGTTGTGACAGCCCTAAATTGTCTACCCAACGCCCCTGAAGGTCAGGATTACGTCATCAATGTCCACTGGACCTGCAACGGCACTGATGGCACTTACAACGCTTCGGTCTACTCAACTTGCTCACTGCCCGTGGCGCAGGGAACGAGCTTTATCCCCTACCAAGACCTCACTTTAGACATCGTGCTTGGCTGGATTTGGGCTAACGGTGTCGATAAAGCTGCAACCGAGGCGGCAGTGCAGACGCAGATAGACAATCTTATTAACCCGCCGGTGGTCACGCCCCCGATTCCTTGGAGCCAAGCATGAACCCTGTACAGATCAAATTAGAGCTTACGCTGGATGAAGTTAATGCAGTGATGGGCGCACTAGGAAACATGCCCTATGCTCAGATCGCACCATTGGTGGAGAAGATCAAAGAGCAAGCGGTTCCTCAACTGCCCGTGCCGAGTCCTAAAGAAGACGTTTCAGCATAATGGATGACAAAACCCACGAGTTAGCAGTTCTCAAGGCACAAGCCAAGATCCGGCTTGAAGAGCTAAAGGCTCAAGACTCTGCTAAAGAAGTTGCTGGTAAAGCCATCGGTGAAGATGGCTTGCTTTACATCTTCCTGATTGTGCTCGTGGGTGTCGGTGCGTCTCTCTTTTTAGAAGGCGAAAAAATTGCTGCTGTTATGGGCTTGCTCGGTGCTTCACTTACTGCACTTATTCAAATGCTGAATGGGATCGCAGGCACTGCGCCCAAGCAGGAAAAGCCAGAATTTGAAGTCATCAAGGATCTCATCACACGTTTGGACAAGCTGGACCGTGCCGAGCCGCCTATGCAAGTTGATGTTGAAGGCTCCAAAGTCACAGTCAAGAAAGGTGCCGACATCGTAACGGCTAAGGGGTAATCATGTTTGAACTGCTTGGTGGTGGTTTACTCGGCAGCATCTTTGGAGGTCTGTTTCGACTCGCCCCCGAAGTCCTAAAGTTCTTGGATAAGAAGAACGAACGCGCCCACGAGCTATCCATGTTCCAGCTCCAGACCGATCTGGAGAAGATGCGGGGTGAGTTCAAGATGGAGGAGAAGTATGTTGACTACTCCATTCAGCAGATGGACACGATTAAAGAGGCATTTAAAGAGCAGGCTGAAACGGCTAAAGCAGCGGGTTGGTTTATGTCGTTTATTTCAGCTTCAGTGCGTCCCGGCGTAACGTGGTTTCTGTTTTTTATGTATGCGGGTGTTAAGGCAGCGGCTTTGTTTATTGCGTTTCAAACCAATGCGAATTGGGCTGAGGTGCTTATTAAAACGTGGGATGAAGATGATTTTGGGATGCTGTCTATGGTACTGTCATTTTACTTTGTTGGTAGAAGCGTAGAGAAGTACCACAAGCAATGAAAACCTGTAGCCGTTGCAAAATAACGAAAGCATTTGAAAGTTTTTCCTTTTGCCGTGCCAATAAAGACGGCTACCAAGGATGGTGTCAGGCATGTGTAAACGAAGGACGACGCAAACCGCAAGAGTCGCCGGAGGCTATTGAGCAACGAAGGGCAGAGCAAAGACGCATAAAACTAGAGAAAAAACGCGCTTATTATTTGGCAAACAAAGAGCGACACAGTGCAAACATGGCTGCAAATTACCAAAAGAATAAAGATGCGGTAAAGCAGCGTATAGCTGAATATAAGAAAGAAAACTCCGCTAAGGTAAATGCTAATTGTATGAAGCGTCACGCACAAAAACTAAACGCGACACCGGCTTGGCTATCTGAAGATGACGATTGGATGATTGAAGAGGCTTATGAACTAGCCAAACTCAGGACCAAGCTGTTTGGATTTGTATGGCATGTTGACCATATCATTCCGCTTAAAGGTAAGACGGTGTCAGGTCTTCATGTACCAAATAATCTGCAAGTAATACCTGCGTCATTAAACTGCTCAAAGCGCAACAGGGTTGACGCATGAATGAAGAGGCAAAGAAGCTTTGCAAGGATGTACTGATCAAGCCCTTTGAAGGGTTAGCAAAGCGTTTGCCTGACGGACGAGTAACGGCTTATCCCGACCCCGGAACCCGTGGGCATCCTTGGACCATTGGCTGGGGAGCAACCGGCCCTGACATTAATCCCGGCACAGTCTGGACAATTGAGCAATGTGAAGATGCACTGGATCATCATGTTGAATACTTTCTTAGGGGGCTTTTTAAGATGTCCCCAAAGATTCAAACCGCACTACCAAGACGCATTGCCGCTGTGACTAGCTGGGTCTACAATTGTGGCTTAGGAAACTATCGGGTTTCCACGTTCAAAAAGCGGGTTGATGCGGGGGACTGGGATGGTGCAGCAGACCAATGTATGCTCTGGAACAAAGCTGCCGGTAGAGTCCTCCCCGGTCTTACTCGTCGCCGTGCCGCCGAAGCTGCCTTAATGAGGTAAGCAATGCTCAAAAAGATCTTACTAAAGCCCGGAGTTAATAAAGAAAATACTCGTTATACTAACGAGAACGGTTGGTATGTATCTGACAAGGTACGGTTTCGCCAAGGTACTCCTGAAAAAATAGGTGGCTGGCAGCGTATTTCTACCAGTACATTTCTTGGTGTGTGCCGATCCATGTTCAACTGGGTCACGCTGTCCTTTCAAAATCTATTAGGGCTTGGCACGAACCTAAAGTATTACATTGAGCAAGGTGGGTCTTATTACGACATCACGCCTATCCGTGAAACAGTCACACTGACTAACCCATTTACAGCCACGTTAAACAGTTCGGTTATTACGGTTGCAGACTCCTCGCACGGTGCGCTTAATGGGGATTTTGTAACTTTTAGTGGGGCCACAGGTTTAGGGGGCAACATCACAGCCGCGATGCTCAACAAAGAGCATCAGATTACCTACATCAACGCTAACTCATACACCATCACAGTAACAGGTACAGCGAACGCTACAGACGTTTCAGGGTCTCCCGGTGGCGGCACCGTCACCGCAGCCTATCAAATTAATACAGGCCCATCTGTTCAGGTGCCTCTTACTGGATGGGGCGCAGGTACTTGGGGTACTGGAACGTGGGGGAGTGGTTCAGGTTCTTCTATTGCCTTGCGTATTTGGGATAACGCTAACTTCGGAGAGGATCTTGTTTTTGGCCCTCGTGGTGGGCCTATTTATTACTGGGATGCAACAGGCACGGTAAATACACGGGGCGTTTTACTAAACTCAATTGGTGGTACGGTTACGCTTACGATTGCAACGCCTTGCGTCATTACGCTGTCTACTGTTTTAGCTGAAGGTACGGCAATTAAACTTGCAACCACAGGGGCACTACCTACAGGGTTAACTGCGGGGACTACGTATTATTTGCGAAATGTTGATGAGTTAACTGCTAATTTATCTGCCACGGCTACTGGGGCGCTTATTGATACTACTGGCACTCAGTCTGGAACGCATAGTATTTCTGAACTTGTTGACGTGCCGACGGTACAAAACTTTTTGTTGGTGTCTGATATATCCCGCTTCTTAATTGTTTTTGGCACTAATGAGGTTGGATCGGCAACCCTCGACCCGATGCTTATTCGTTGGGGGGATCAAGAGTCTGTAACTAATTGGTACCCATCAATAACAAATCAAGCTGGGTCGCTACGTCTTTCTGATGGATCGGAAATTATTACAGCGCGGCAGACTAGGCAGGAGATCGTGGTTTGGACAGATTCTGCTATTTATTCACTTCAATATATTGGCCCTCCGTATATATGGGGCGCACAGAGTTTAGGCAGTAACTTATCCATTATTGGCCCTAACGCCACGGCGCTTGCTTCTGGTCGTATTTATTGGATGGGTGTGGATAAGTTTTACGTCTACGACGGGCGCGTGCAAACCCAGCGTTGTGATCTTCGCAGGCACATCTTCAACAATATAAATCTTGCTCAGAACGATCAAGTTTTTGCCGGAACGAATGAAGGTTTCAACGAAATATGGTGGTTTTACTGCTCTGCTGGGGTTACTACGATTGATTCGTATGTTGTGTACAACTACGTTGAAGATATTTGGTATTACGGTTCGCTTGGGCGCACGGCATGGAGTGATTCGGGGTTAAGGGATTACCCACAAGCTGCAACCTACAACTACAACATTGTGGATCACGAACGAGGCGTAGATGACAACGCTACAGGTACCCCCACAGCCATAACAGCCTACATTGAATCTGCTGAATTTGATATTGATGATGGAGAGCATTTTGGGTTTGTATGGCGCATGGTGCCTGACCTTACGTTTGAGGGTTCAACTGCTGCTACACCGCAAGTCACGATGACCATGTATGGCATGAACGGTTCGGGGTCTGGGTTTAACACCGAGGCTGCTAAAGCTGTTGCTCGTACATCGACCGTTACGATTGAGCAGTTTACTAATATTGTTTACACCCGTATCCGTGGGCGGCAGATGATTATTGAAATATCTTCTGATGGTTTGGGTACAACTTGGCAGCTTGGTGCACCACGAATTGATATTAAACAGGACGGGCGTAGATAGAGAGTGAATAACTTACAAAACCCATCACCCCCTAACTTACCGTTAGCGCCAAGGGAGTACGAGTCCCGTTATCACGAAGCTAACAACAATGCTTTGCGCCTGTACTTCAACCGGCTTAGCGGTAATTTGCAAAGTTTGTTTGGCCCGAATGGGGGTAGGTTTTTGGCGTTACCTTTTGGGGCTTGGTCTAGCGATTCAGATCAAGTAGCTGTTAGTACAACCGCAGCATATGCGATAACGTTTGATGTTGCTGATATTGTGGACAGCGTGTATCTAGTTAGTGGGTCTAGAATGACTGTTACGTATCCTGGGGTTTACAACTTACAATTTAGTATCCAGTTTGCTAATACTTCAGTTCAAATTCATGACGTTGATGTTTGGGCGGCGGTTAACGGCACTAACCTTGATAATAGTAATTCAAAGTTTTCGGTTCCTAACAGTCATGGTGGTACGGACGGGCATCTTATTGCAGCGTTAAATTTGTTTCTGCCTATGCAAGCGAGTGACTATGTAGAACTTTACTGGCATACTGACAACACTAATGTGTTGATTGAGTACCTCCCTGCTGCCTCTTCACCTACTCGCCCTGCAACACCGTCTGTTATTGCTACGATGTCTTTCGTATCTGCGTTACCTGATTAAATGAGCACTTCTACCAACCCACTAGCTGCCTTTCAGCAGTTTGTCGCACAGCAAAAAGATCCGTATGGTCTTGACAGGATTCGTGCTGGTCTTGCGTCTAAGGGTATGAAAGAGTGGTCTGAACCATCAGCACAAAAGTATATTGAAGCTCAAAAAGCATTAGGCTCGGTCGGGGAAGAAAAGAAAGACTTGCTTGAGCAATTTAAAAAGATTCAAGCAGAAGGTGGGCGTGAAGGTTTTCAAGAAGATCCGGGGGAAACGGTAGAGCAGAGGCTTGCCGCTCAGGGTTTTTCCACTGATGCTCAAGGTCGGATTATTTACAAACCGGGGCAACGGTTTGATATTGGTAATAAAGGGGTAATGCTTGGTACTCAGCTTGTAATTGATCCTGAAACAGGAAAAGTTGTTGAAGCTGGCCCTGCGCTTGATCAACGCGAGAGTCAAGGCCAAAGAATTCGTCAGGGTATTATGGCGGTTGCGCCGATTGCACTAGCTGGACTTGGTGGCCCGTTGGCAGGGCTGACTAATACGTTAACTTCTTCGCTTTCGGGTTTGGGTTCACTTGCTCCTGTTGCTGGTAAAGCAATTACTTCAGGTTTAGTTGGTGGTTCACTCGCCAAATTAGGTGGCGGTAAATTTGGTCAAGGCTTTAAGTCTGGTGCAGTATCTGGCGGTATCGGTGCAGGTATGAACGCGCTAGCCCCTGATCTTTTTAAAGGTCTTGGGTCGTTGGAAACTCCAGCTAAATCACTGACCACATCTGCATTAACAGCAAAAGCTTTAGGTAGAAAGTTTGATCCCGCAGCCGCCATTCAAGGTGCAGCAATTAATACCGCTTTGGGTGAGGGTGTAAAGGCTGTTGGGGTCGATCCAAAAGTCCTTAATCAATTTATGCAATTTGCTGCACCGATGATTGCAGCGCGGCGTAGGCCGGGAGGTAGATGATGGCTGATGATTATATGTTTAGCGATGTTAATTTGGGTGGTGGCGGGGATAGCCTTAACGATGCTAGCTACAATACATTACTCAATCTAGGTACAGAACTGTCCTATTTAGGAGGTCCAGGGTCTTACGAGTCTCAGTTGCTTCTTTCTACTTTTGAACCGGAAGAGTTGCAATCTGCGGCCCAAGCTTATTTTGCTGCAAACCCGGATTTATCTGAAGCTGATAAAAAAGCAATTGAAAATTATATAGTGGCAGGAATAAGCCCCGAAGAGATAAAACAGCTTTCAAAACAAGCTGAAGCTGATGTTGCTCCCGGCGGTATCATGTCGGGCAACCCTTTTGGTACACAAACGGGGGGGACTAAAGGGCAATCACTCCTTGACAAACTCCTCTCAAACAAAGGTCTTCTTCAAGCCGGACTTGGTGGACTGGGTGCTTTAGCTTCGTATAAATCTGCAAAAGATGCCCAAAAACAAGCTGCTGGTGCTACATTAGGTAAAAATGCTCCTGTAACAGCAACACGTAGTGCGTTTAAAGGTACTAAGTATTCTGCCGAAGGAGGTGGAATTGGGTCATTGGATATGGCGCAAGGGGGACGTGCACTACCGCCACGATACCTCGACGGACACTCAGACGGTATGGCAGACAAAGTCCCCGCAAATATCGACGGTAAAAGACCTGCTGCACTTAGTGATGGCGAGTTTGTTATTCCTGCTGATGTTGTTAGCCATCTTGGTAATGGTAACTCTAACGCTGGTGCGAAACGCCTTTACAAAATGATGGATGATATTCGTGCTGCACGAACGGGCAACCCCAAACAGGGGAAACAAATTAACCCTGATAAATTCATGCCGAGGTAATCATGGCACTTACTCTTCCTCCTGGTTGGGCAAATCCTGCAATATATACCGCTCAGAAAAAAATTGAGTGGTTTAATGCTAATGGCGTTACTCCTGATGACTTAGCGAGTGCGGGGGTTACTGCGGATGAAATTGATTGGATGTTGGCTAACGGGCTAAATCGCAATCCTACTAAAGAAGTAGAAAATAAAGTTAGCGCATCTGCTGCCCAAGAACTTAAAGCCCAAGCTGATCAAGCGTACGGTAGGGAGGCAACCCAAGATAGTTCCTCAGCTTCTATTCCTGCTGTTGATACTAGTTCTGCTGTTGACAGATTAAGCGATTTTTTAGACCAAGCAGCATCCAACACAGGTATTTATGAAGGTAAACAAGCTCTTGAAGAAGCAATAGCGGATATTGCTGGAAGTCAGTCTGTTGCTGACAAAGCAACTTTATATAACCAGCTAAATGATAATTACAGCGACACCCAAATTAAAGATGCTATTGCCGAAGTTACGGGCAAACCTGTTACAGATACAGATTGGAATTATTTAACGGGTGCGGCTAAAGTTCAAGAAATTGCTAAAGATCCAAAAGCTACAGTGCAGCAAAAGGCTGAGCTATATAACGATCTACAAGAACTTTTCCCAACTCAGTCAAATCAATTTTTAAATGATCTGATTAACACTGTTGCGCCCGAACAAAAAGCAGAAGACCTTAAATATCTTGCAGCCGCTTCGGATGTACAAGATGTTGTATCAGGTACTGTGCAGGATAAAGCTAAGGTATACAACAATTTGCTTGATCAAGGTTTTGACGCAGCCACCGCTGCAAATATTATTAAAGATGCTACAGGGCAAGCTCCGACTGCTAAGGATATGGGGTATTTAACCGATGCGGCCAAAGTTCAAAGCTTGGCAACGTCCACTGACCCAAACGCTAAAGCTGATTTTTATAATGAGCTATTAAAGCGTTACGACCCCACGGCAATTGGGAATTTATTTACTGATGCGTTGGGTAAACAGCAATCAGCTTCTGATATGAAGTATTTAATGGAGCTGGCGCAACAACGGCAAACCGCAGCTACGACTGCACAAACTGAATTAGAAAAACAACAAGCTGCTGATAAAGCTGCCGCTGATCGCCAGAAAACGGCGATAGATGCTGCTACACAAGCCCAAGAAGCTGCACGTAAAGCCGCTGCGGGGTCAACTTTTAGCACTGGAATTACTTACGGCACCGATATGGGTGCTGACCGCAAAGGTACAGGTGTAGATATTTCTGGTGAATCTGGACTTCGTGGCGCATACGCACCGTATGTTGAGCGTATGCTTGAACGTGCTTCTGCTGAAGCCGATGTACCTTTTCAGAAATACACAGGTAGCTCACCTCTTCTTGAGTCTGCTCGTGCGGGTATTGCCAACTTAACAACCCCGGCGCAATTCCTACAAGGTTCAAACTTAGCGCAAGCTGCTGGCATTGGTGCGTTGGATTATGGGAGATACAAGCCTACTTCGTTTACCACAGGTACGTTTGCTAACCCTAATTTTGCTTCGCAACTTTCCCCAGAAGATTTAAAAAATCAAGCTGCTACAAAACCTCCCGGTTTTGCTGATGGTGGTGGGGTTGGTATGGGGTTACCAAACTATGGCTATTTCTTAAACTCTGGTTCTGCTTCTAACTCTCAAAATTATGACCCCAACTCTAGGGATATGATGTACCGAGGGGATATGCAGTATCGAGGAGGGCGAGAAACTCAAGCACAAAGAGATTTCAAACTCCAGCGAGAAGGCCAAATGGGTAATATGCAAGGTATGGCCGGTGGTACGGGCAATATGGGTGGAGAATTTTTTCTTGGAGGTACTAAAGATTTTTATGAAAAAAATCCTTGGGCTATTCAACCTGTAGGTACAGGTATGGGTGGTACGGGTGGTACGGGTGGTACGGGTGGTACGGGTGGTACGGGTGGAGAATTTTTCACTCAAGTACTTCCACCTGGGGCTATCCAACCTGTAGGTACAGGTGGTTTAGGTGGGGGGTTAAATAACCTTCTAGGTAAAACAGGTGGTGTGGGTGGTGTGGGTGGTATGGGTGGTATGGGCGATATGGGTGGGGGTTTAGGTAGTTTAGGCGGGGGGTTAAATAAACTTGTAGGTGGAACAGGTTACACCTCAGAACCTACTTATGAAGAACGTGTTCCCTCAATACCAACTAACCCTAACCTGCAACCCACAAACTATGGTGGGCAAAACGTTACTAACGTCCAAGCGTCTTATATGTCACCTTTTATGCAAGGTGCAGTTGAACCTGCTTTGCGTGAAGCTAAACGACAGTCCGACATTATGGGTCAAGCCAATGCTGCTAAAGCTGTTAG